TTCATGTGGTCGAAGCCGGCGTCCTTGTCCGGCTCGCCCTTGTCGCTGTAGCACTGCAGCTCTAAGCACTCGATCACGCGACGGCAGCCCTGCGCCACCTGTAACCGCACCTGCCCTTTGCCGTTTTCCAGCAGCGCTTGCACGGCTGCTACCCGATCACGCACTGGCGGGTTGCTGCGTGGTGACTGGTTCGACATGCCATAGGACTCCAGGATCTGGATGTCGGTCTGGCTTGCGTTGGTGCTGCGGCTGCCACCGCTTGCGTCGGGGTAGATGTAGATCTGCTGCTGCGGATGCCGGCGACGGATCTCTTGCGCTAGGGCGTCGGTGTCATGGGCGCCTGCAATCTCGTCAATCACCAGCAGGCCGTTGTTCAGCCGCACGGCGATCACCGCAGACATGTTGCCCACGTTGAAGTCAATGCCAACCCGCACAGGCTCGCGGGTGATGTCCGGCACTGTGGCTGTGACATGCTTCGCCCGGTCGAAGCGGTCATACACCTGCCCGGTTGTCAGGTTGACGAACTCGCCGTCCAGGTACGCCCGCAGCAGGCTGGGGTCGTAGTTGGCTTCCAGCCGCTCGATGAAGTCCGGCGGCAGGTGCGGGTTGTCTGCCGTGCGCATCTTGATGAGCTGCCGATCTGGCCGCTGCTTGGCTTCATCGCTGCCAAACGTGTTCCACATCCACCGAAATCCCTCCGGCGTTGATGCCGCGCCAAACTGCCGGACATTGCCAGACCGCAAACGGCCAAGGATCTTTGGGAATGCCTTATTGGCAATGCTGGGCGTCACCGTATCGATCTCGTCAGCTAGCACCCAAGCGAGGTTTAGGCCGATGATGCGTGACCAGTTTTCAAAGCTACGGCACAGGATCTTGGTGTCACCGCCCGGCAGGTGCAGCATGTACTCCGGCAACGGGCTTGCTCTAAAGGTGTACGGGATGTCATACGCCTCAAGGAATGCCTCGAAGTCCGTCTGCCAGATGTCACGGATCAGCGGTCCGGTCGGCTCCATGACGCAGCCAATAAAGCCCTGATTGACTGCCGCCAGCATCACGGCTTTAGCGCACAGTGCCCGTGTCTTGCCCGCGCCGTAGCCCGCACTGATGCCAAGGATCTGCGTAGCGGTGTCATCCACAAACGCAAGTTGCCCAGGGTGCAGGTCAGCGCGGATGCGAGCCAGCAAGCTGTCTACATCAGTCAGCCCACCGCCATGGTTGAGCTGCTGCAGCACATGCCCTTCACGGGCTGCGGCAAGGATGCTCACGAGCAGAGCTGCGCCAGCTTGGCTGCGGTATTGATCGCGCCAAGAGCGATGTGGTATTGACCAGCCCGCCGTGCTTCCATTTGAAGCGTACTGCACTGGCTCAGCAGATCAGCCACCATCTGCGGGCGCTCGATGTCCCAGTCAGCTTTTAGCTTGTCGCGTGCAATGCGCAGGTAAAGGTCACAGGCATCATCCTTAACCCCCCAGTTTTCCCGTGCATAGCGGATGCAATCTGAACGCCGCCCACCGCTAGCGATGATGCGCGCAAAGCGTTCAGCGCGTTCTAGGGTTTCTTGTTTAGGACCGCGAGGGGCGCCCATTAGAACACCTCCTTATTTTCCTCAAGCGTAGCCAGCTTGCCGGTGAATGCCTGCCAACGTTGAACGATCACGTCGCAGTAGGCGGGATCGAGTTCCATGAGGCGAGCTTTGCGGTTAATGCGCTCAGCGGCGATCATGGTTGTGCCAGAGCCGCCAAAGGAATCAAGGACTATATCGCCAGGCTTTGTGCTGTTGGCCATTTGATATTGAAACAGGTCAACCGGCTTCATGGTTGGATGCTCGCCATTGCGGCTTGGCTTGGCAAACTCAAGAATCGTGGTTTGCTTGCGATCTGAGTTCCAAAAATGCGCTGCACCTTCTGTCCAACCGTAAAGGCATGGCTCGTGCTTCCATTGGTAGTCTTGCCGACCCATTACCATGCAAGACTTCAACCATATCAGGCATTGCCTAACTTTCCAGCCCGCGTCAAAGGCGGCGCCACGGAAGTTGTACCCCTCCGAGTCTGCGTGCCAGATGTAGAACACCGCACCAGGGCGAAGAAAGCAATTTGCAGCAATATAAACATCTTTCAAGAACTGCCGAAACTCGGCATCTTTCATTGAATCATTTTTAATCTTCAAAGAATCTGCAGTTTTGCCTTCGTAATTGACGTTGTAAGGGGGATCCGTAAGCCATAGATCGGCGTTGGCGCCAGCCATAAGGCGCTCCAAGGCAACAGTGTCAGTGCTGTCCCCGCAAAGCAGGCGGTGATCGCCAAGGATCCAGAGGTCGCCCGGCTTGGTGATGGGCTCTGCAGGTGCCTCTGGCACGTCGTCAGCATCAGTCAAGCCTTCGGCAGGCAACTGCTCGACTGTGCCGAGGATTTCGGCTAGGTCATCGGCATCAAACCATGGAGCAATGTCGTGTTCTTCGCTGAGCTGTTGCAGCATGTCCTTGTCCCAATCGGACAGGTCACTGGTGCGGTTATCAGCTAGGGCAAGACCGATCTTCTCGTCTTCGGTTAAGCCCGTGCGCTTGACAGCGATGATTTCGGTGCCATCGGTTTCGATGACACGGACATTCTTGATACCTGCTGCCTTGGCACCTTCGATGGTGCCGTTGCCAGCAAGGATGCGGTTCTCTTCGTCGATGACAATGCTGCGTGCGGCACCAAAACGCTGCAGCGACTCAGCAATGAGCTTTGCCGAGCGGTCTGTACGCTTGCGGGCGTTTTTGTGATCGGACTTTAGATCCTTGATGGATGTCATTCTCTGATTTGCACCGGCATGACCAGGTAGGTCATACCAGTTTTGTCTGCTGGCTGCAATGTTACAGGGGTCGTGGCTGAATTGGCCGACAGCAGCACGGCTTCATGACCGCGCATGGCTTTAAGGCCATCAAGCAGGTAATGCACGTTGAACGCCCAGGTGCCGGTTGCGGTGCCTTCGTAGGTGATCAGCTCCTTGCCGTTATTTGCATCGGCCTCGGCAGTGATGGCCAGCGCACCAGCAGCGGCGACCAGCTTGACCACGGAGTTGTGCGCCTCTGCGATCAGGGCGACACGTTCCAAGCACCGGGCAAAGCGGTGCCGGTCCAAAGTCATGGCGTGCTCAAAGCTGGCCGGCAGGAGTGCTGCCACATCGGGGTACTTGCCGTCAAGGAGGCGGCTGTAGATGGTGATGCCATCACCTGCATCGATGACCGCTTGGCCGGTTGCCGCTGCCACGGTGACCGTGCGGTCCTGCAGCAGCTTCATCGTGCTGGCTGGTAGCACCAGGTCAATGCCATCGGGCAGGGCTACGGGCACACGCATCAGCCGGTGGCCGTCGGTGGCCTCCATGAATCCGGCTGCCATGTGGATGCCTTGGAGGATCTGCTTACTGGCGTCGGTGCTAGCGGCAATCATGCATGCACGCGCACCAGCGGTCAGGTCCAGCTCAGCGCTAGGAGCCTCCACAACAGGCAAGGCGGGGTAATCGGCTGCGTCACCCACGGCAAGCCCGTAGGAGCCGCTGGAGGCGCTCACAGCGCCGTCTGAGAGCGTTACAGGCTCGCCGTCGTCCATGCGGCTGACGAGCCCCGCCAGCAGCCGGTACGGCAACGCCACGGTGCCAGCAGTGTCTATGGCTGCCGGCACGGAGACCGTGATACCAAGTTCCAGGTTGAATCCGGTGACGGTCATGGTTGCGCCATCGGCAGCAATCAGGCAACAACTCAGGATCGGATGGCTGTTGCTGGTGCTGATGGCTGGGGCAATGGTGCGTAGCGCATAGCTGAGATCAGCCTGCGTGGTGATGAGTTTCATGTGGCGGCATCGGTAAGGATGGAAACAATCCGCTCGTAGTCAGCGGCGAATGATGCAACCAGTTCAGCCGGGATGGGCTGCTGGTCATCTTGGGCATTGTCGCGGATGGCAGCGGCATATGCAAGCGCGTGCTCCATGGCGTCATGGAGCCGGTTGATCACGGGTTGCTGCTTGGCTGAGATGTTGATGAGATCCATGTAATGACATAAGCGACAAGCTGCTCAACCATGCGCCGTGGAATGTCCCCGCGCACATTGGCTAGCGCGTCGGACACTAGTCGGTGATAACGCGCCACGGTAAGGCCACTGTCGCAATTCGACACCAACGCCCGACTGCGGATCAACTCCGCCCGACTTACGCCTGCCATAGCCGCTTGGTGGTCGAGCGCCATGAGGTCTGCAGGCTCAAAACGGACTTTGACTTCTTTCATAACGGTCCTAACGGTCGCCTAACGGTGGGCGTTCGGCGCAAATCGCCCGCCACCACTGGGCTGAGCCCCTAACCTAACA